GTATCAGAATTAAATATTCAGATGGTAAAATCGGAACATATCTAGATGTTAAGGATCAGGATAGACTATTTTTAGTTTTCCTAATTAGAGAGTTAACATTTCAACAAGGTAATTCATTAACAGTAAATGCTGTATGTGAATGTGGTGAGGAAATTCAAATTGAATTAAAAAGAGAAAACTTTGTATTCTTCGATATTGATGAAAAGTTAGTTAAATTTTATAATGAATCAAAAGGATCTTATGAGTTTACAACAAAAGATGGTAAATCTTATGAATTAACACCTCCAAATATTGGAATACAAAAAGCATTCACTGACTATATCGTAAAAGAAAATAATGATAAGAAATCACCTAATTTATCATTTCTTAAAATAATACCATTTATGTTATCAGGGAGATCAACAATAACTTATGATGGTATTAAAACTAAGTTAAAAGAATTTGAATTACTAGATGGATCAGCTTTTCAATTTGTAAATGCCGCTGTTAGTAAAATGACATTTGGTATTAAAGAATTAAAGAAAATGTGTGAATGCGGAACGGAGGTCCGTAGTGAAATGCAGTTTCCCAACGGTGCCTCAGGTATTTTCGTTATTCAAGATGCCTTTGAAGCATATATTAAAGAATAAATTAATGTTACAAAAACATTATCATACACAAGAAGATTCTATGGATAAATGGCCTTACTGGATGTTAGAAGAAAACATTAAGATTGTAAATGAGATATCAGATGAAGAAGAGAAAAATAGAAAGAAAGATGAGGAATCTCAAAGTTCTAGTATGCCAGACGCTAGTTCAATGATGAAAAACGCATCAAATATGACCAATAACATACCTAAATTTTAAATTAAAAAAAACCACTCAATTTGAGTGGTTTTTTTAATTTATAATAATCTCAAATTTAATCTTACCACAGTCCCATATCTTATATAAATTATTATTAGACATATATTTACTCTCAGTTAAGTTATTAATCTTTAATTTTGATTTAGTGAAATTTTGCTTATTTTTCCTTTTATTATTAATAACGTATTTATAATCAGGAGATCCCTCTTTTATATTTTTAAACCCAAGTGTATAATATAAACTACCAATACTCCAATCCTTATCAGCATAACTTATAATTCTGGTTGGTTTATATTCTCTAGTGAAATATTTTAATAGTTTAGAAGCTCCACCAATTACATTAGTATCTAATAGATTACAAAATCTAGATAAATTCCACTCACCTTCAATCATTTTATCTCTACCCTCTAATTTATTAAAAGTCATAACAGATACTAATAAACCATTATAGGTAAGTCCTATCTTCTTAGAACTTCTATCAACACCCTGAACATGATTAATATTTAGAAAATTAGTAACATTATTCAACTCAACAACTTTACAATTTCTTCCCCATATTCTATCAACATTTAACTTCAATAGATTTCTAATCTGACTTTTAATAATATCCATCTTAAAAGACCAATCATCTTCCCACACATGTATAATTCTAATATCACGATCCTTGAAGTAATCTGTTTTATATAAGTGATAACTTTTATCTTTAAATTTCTCAGAATGCCAATATAATCCATTAAACTCAAATCCTATTTTCAATTCTGGTAGATAAATATCAATCTCTAAACCATCTCTATAAGATTGTATTATTTCACCAGTATATAAATATTTAATATAATTAAATAACTCAACTTCTTTAATAGATGTTAAATCACCAATTGGATTACAAATAGTACATAATGGTATATTATTACGAGTTCTACCATAATAATTATCAGTATTTATTTCAAATAAATGACCAACATCACACTTAAATGTGTTCAATCCATCTTTATAACTAACATAGTTAACATTCTTAGATATATTAAATTCACTTCTATATAATATTGTTTTATAAATATGATCTTCACCATATTTATCTAAGCAAGTTTTTCTAAACCTATCTTTATATTCATCAGTTTTAACATAACTATCAACTCCATATTTATCTAAACAGGTTTTTTTTGTTTTTTCTATATATAGATCAGTCTTTGTATAACTATCAACACCATATCTTTTCATATATGTATTCTTTGACTTCTTAACATACTCCGGAGTTTTTGAATAGTTATCTACTCCATACTTTTTAAGTGAAGTAGATTTAACCTTAACAACATATTCATCAGTTTTAGAATAGTGATCAACTCCATATTTTTCAACTAAAGTTTTCTTAGTATTCTCTCTTAAAATTTTATTATTAGATGAACATTTATTTGAGCAGAATTTTTTATAACCATCTTTCCAATTCATATTAAAAGAAACTTTATTATCACATTCAATACATTTAACATCCGAAGAAATTTCATTAATCCAATGCCAAACTCTTTGTTTAAATAAAATGTCTATATCTGACGTATAATCGATTATAGAATTATATAAATTTATATCTTCTCTCTTAAAAACACTCTCTCTTAATCTATTTGGTGATCCAGATATAATATTTAAAACTAAATCAAGCCTCTCTTTTATCATTTAACAACTCTTTTAATTTTAAAGCTAACTGTTTTTCTACCCACTGATTCATTTTAAGTCCATTATCCACACAGAAGGATTTTATCTCACTATGTAGTTCTTTTGATATCTTCAATGTTTTCATATTTTTACACTTTTTTCTACTTTTTATATAATTAAAAACCCAAAAAGTTTTTGGGTTTTTAATATTTTTAATATCCTTTTATCATTGGAGGAGAAATTGAGAAACTTTGATCAATATACTCATCAATAAAGTAATCATATAAGAACGTAGCATCAACTGTCTGTATTATAGCATTACTAGACCAATCTAAATCATATCCAGACAATTTACTAATTTGACAATTTTGAAAAGTAACTCTTCTTAATACAACACCCTTTTTATCATGTTGATTTACTATAATAGTTCCTATCAAATCACTTTTATAGTGAGTAGATCCATTTTGTGAGTTGAATAATAGATCATACCAAGCTTTTAATGTTGACCAAGTTTCCATAGATCCTGATTGATTAACATTTACTTGAAATGGAATAACAATTTCACCACTTGTTTTTGTTGGTGTTGTTTGAAATTGTCTTGTTGAATACTTGAATCTTTGCTCAACTGCAGCAACATCAAAAAGAGTTAGATTTGCAAGAGAGATTTTAGTAGCATTCTCTAATAACAATAAGGCACTTCTACCTTGAGCTTGTACAATAAGTGGTAACACAAATGTTACCTCAAAAAGATTAAGATATACTACCTCATCTGGTAGTGTACCAGGTCCACCGGGTGAATTAACATTGGAAACCTGAGTATAGTGTGGTAATGCCATGTTTTTTTAATTATTTTTTATGTAATTGATAAACAACTATAAATTATATATTAATATTTTTTTATCTCTTGTTTATCAATTATAAATTATATATTAATATTTTTTTATCTCTTGTTTATCAATTATATTTACTATACTATATATAATTATCCAAAACCAATATTTTACCACTTTAATCATTTAAACTTATGAGTTATAAACTCATATAATTAAAAATTAAAAATTACGAATGAAAGTTTTTATGATAACAGATACACATTTTGGTATCTACCTAAATAACCTTGATAAATGGATGAATATGATGGAATCAACCTTTTATAATTTTGTTATACCATTTCTAAAAGAAAACTCAAAACCAGGCGATATATTAATACATCTAGGGGATTTATTTGATAACCGAACAAACATTCCAATAATAATACTAAATAAAGTAGAAAAAATACTAAAAGACTTATCAGATGTTATACCAACTCATATAATGGTTGGTAACCATGATTTATGGAATAAGGGATCAAATGAAGTAAATTCAGTAAGGTTATTTGGTTATATGAATAAAAATATAACTGTTTATGAAAAAACAGAAACAATTGAAATAGGTGGTAAGAAATTAGTTTTAATGCCATGGATTGAAAGAAGATCTGATATGATTAAAGAGATTGATAAAACACCTGGTGATTATTTATTTTGTCATTCAGATTTGAATGGATGTAGAATGCACCTAAACTCAGTAGCTCATAGAAATGCTGATAAAATTGATGTAGAACAATTTAGTAGATATACAAATGTTTTCTCTGGACATATACATATATCACAAGTAAATAAGAACTTTAGATTTATTGGATCATTATACCAAATGGATAGAAATGATATTGGTAATGATAAGGGTATAACTATATTAGATTTAGATACTGATGAAA